AGCATTAATTTTCGTAAAGAAAAAGTACAGAGAGAAAAGTCTCGTATAGAAAAAAGAGTTGAGACGCTACCTACATCAGACTTAATGCCTTGGACAGAAAACGCCCTATACACAATTGGTCGTAATCTTTCTACGTGGCAAAAAACTAGAGACCTTGCCTCTTTAGAAGAGGCCCGCATAGGTGCAGAAGCTTTGCACGTTATTCTAGAGTCTTTGGTAAAGCGACACTCTAATGGATGATTTTGAGTACGACGAGGATCAATTTGAAGAAATAGACCCCGATGATGCACTGGACTCAGAAGAAGAAGACTTGCCGGAAGAAGATCCGGATGAGTTAGACGAGCTATCTAAAGAGTTTGTAAAAGCCTTAATAAATAAGATCATGGCCTTTATGGAAATGTTAGTGGGCCATAAGCTGCACGCTTATCAAGAACCTCTTGCTAGACGCATTATTGAATCAGTTATTATTAATGACGGTGAAGAAGTAACCGCACTTGCCTCTCGTCAGTCAGGTAAGTCAGAAACTATTGCTAATACCGTTGCAACATTGATGGTTATTCTTCCACGCCTTGCAAAGATGTACCCCGAGCTTCTAGGTAAGTTTGGAGATGGTATCTGGGTAGGTATGTTTGCTCCCATCCAATCACAGGTAGAAACCCTGTACGGTAGAACTGTTTCTCGTCTTACAAGTGAAAGAGCCCTAGAAGTTCTTGGAGATCCTGAGATTGACGATATGGCTACAAAAACTCCTGGAGTTGTGCGTAACATCAAGTTAAAGAACTCAGGCTCTACTCTTATGATGATGACAGCTAACCCTCGTGCAAAGATCGAGTCTAAGTCTTTCCACCTAATTATTATTGATGAGTGTCAAGAAGCAGATGACTTTGTTGTGTCTAAGTCAATTTCTCCAATGGGTGCTTACTACAACGCTACTATTGTTAAAACCGGTACCCCTACTACTTCAAAGAATAACTTCTATAGAGCTATTCAATTGAACAAGCGTAGGCAAACAGGACGTTCAGCCAAACAAAACCATTTCCAATGGGATTGGCGGGATGTTGCAAAGTTTAACGATAACTACGAAAAGTTTATTAAAAAGGAGATGTTACGTGTTGGAGAGGATTCAGATGAGTTTCAGATGTCGTACAACTGTAAGTGGCTTTTGGAAAGAGGTATGTTCCTTACCTCAACGATTATGGATGAGCTTGGAGACACGTCTCAAGAACTTGTTAAGAGTTGGCACCGTTCCCCGGTTGTGGTTGGAATTGACCCCGCAAGAAAGATGGACTCTACAGTTGTTACTGTTGTCTGGGTTGATTGGGATCGGCCTGATGAATTTGGTTATTATGACCATCGTGTTCTTAATTGGCTAGAAATCCAGGGGGACGATTGGGAAGAGCAGTATTTCCAGATTGTTAACTTCTTAGGTAACTATGACGTCCTGGCAATTGGTGTGGACTCTAACGGTGTTGGAGATGCTGTAGCTGGACGTTTAAAAGTTCTTATGCCTAGAGCTGAGGTAGTACCCATTACCTCAAGTCCTACGGAACAATCTAAGAGATGGAAACACCTACAAGCACTAATCCAACGTCAGATGGTTTCTTGGCCTGCCCACGCAAAAACTCGTCGTTTACGTCTTTGGAAGAAATTTTATCAACAAATGACTGACGCAGAAGTCCAGTACAAGGGGCCAAACTTTTTAGTGGCTGCTCCTGATGAAGCCCACGCCCACGACGACTTTGTGGACTCTTTAGCCATAGCTTGTGCCATGACCCAGGATATGGTGATGCCTACAGTAGAAGTAAGTGCCTCCCCATTTTTTTCTTAATTTAGCATTTAAAAAGCAGTCCTAAGGTAGAGACTTATACCTGAGGACCCTCAATCCCTATGCATAAGGAGTAAACATGGCAGTAGATAACATTGCTCCAACACCTCAGTTCCCTGAGAAGGTTGGCGCAACATACGAACGTAAGATGGCAGGATCAGTACCAGGACAACGCGGACCACTTCGCTTTGAAGAAGGTATTGCAACTGACACAGATGTCCCACAAGATTTTCAATTGGGACTAGATCAAGGATATGACACCCCAGCGGGTCGTCCAAACCACAATGTTAACGTGTTTGAAAAGTATCCAGAAGAAACAATGAAACAACGTGCACATGTCGGTTCAGCCGCATGGCCAGAGGCTCCAGCCTATAACGCAGAGTTTTCCCAAGGTAACTTCGGTGATCATTCACAGGTTGTTATTGAAGAGGTAATCCGCTCAGGTGGACGCCAGCAACGTATGAACCCTGCTCAAGTAGCAGATTAAATATAGTAGACTGTAGAAGCTTCCAACCCCGCACCCCTTCTCCGGGGTTGGAAGTTTTTACTTAGATATATTCTAAGTAAATGTTAGAGAAGAAAACAAAGGGGTTTAAAAAATTAAGATGGGGAGTTGTGAGTAATGGCCGGTGGCATTGATTTTTCACCTCCCAGTTATAGAGCTGCGTCTTCCGACTTAACAATTTCAATTTCACCTCTTGGTTTAGTAGAACTTGCTGATGAAGAATTTGAAGTACATGGTCCGAGATTAAATCGTTACTCTCTTAACTGGGCAATGTATCTTGGCCATCATTGGTCTTATCGCCGTGAAATAGGCGAATCACAAATGGTTTACAATTATTACAGAGCGTTTACAGATTACATATGTAACTTTACATTTGGTCGCGGAGCATCTTTCCGCAGTCCAGCAGAAACAGAATCAGTAGTACCAGATATGTTAAAGAGAGTCTGGGAAGTAGATAACGATAAGCATTCTGTTATGTGGGAAATGGGACAGCAAGGCGGAGTATCTGGCGATTGTTTCGTCAAGGTAGCTTACGAAGAGGCTTATCAAGACTCCACAGGCGCTATGCACGCAGGGCGTGTACGTGTACTCCCTTTAAACTCTTCTTTTTGTTTCCCAGAGTTTCACCCACATGATCGTTCACGTTTAATTCGTTTTAAGCTTAAGTACCGTTTTTGGGGTACTTCTATGGAAGGTACTCGTCAGGTCTACACCTACACAGAGATCCTGACTGATGACAGAATTGAAGAATATATTAACGATGAGCTAATCGACTCTCGTCCAAATCCTATTGGCATAGTTCCAATTATTCACATTGCAAACGTATTAGTTTCTGGATCCCCTTGGGGCTTGTCAGATTGCCACGATATTATTGTTCTAAACCGTAACTATAACGAAGTAGCGACAGATGTTGCAGACATCATTAACTACCATGCGGCACCAGTTACAGTTATTACAGGTGCTAAGGCCTCTTCCCTTGAAAAGGGACCTAAGAAGGTCTGGGGCGGGCTACCAAAAGACGCTCAAGTCTTTAACCTAGAAGGTGGCGGACAAGGCCTTCAAGGAGCTATGGAGTACTTAAAGGTAATCAAAACTGCTATGCACGAAATGGTTGGTGTTCCAGAAACAGCTCTTGGACAAGTACAACCAATTTCTAATACTTCAGGTGTTGCCCTTTCTATTCAGTACCAGCCATTGATGAATCGTTATCAACAGAAGATGATTCAATACGGCGAGGGAATGCAGCAGATCAATAGTCTTATTCTTCGCACACTTGCATTTAAAGAACCAGAGTTATTTATTTGGGACCAAGCTAAGAATGGACCTATAAAGAAGTTCCAACTTCCAGTATTAAATCTTGATGATCCTACTACCTACGAATCAACAGTACATTTTCCACCTCCACTCCCATTAGATAAGCTCATTGTATTAAATGAAATTCAGAGCAAAATGGCTATGGGTCTTGAGAGTCGTGAAGGAGCTTTACGTCAACTTGGCGAAGAGTTCCCAGATGAAAAGCTTGAGGAGATACGTGCAGAGCTAATTGCTGACGCTAAAGCCGACGGAGCTCTCCAACTAGTTAGAAATCAAATTGCATCTTCTATTGCATCTTTAACCGGAATACTTCCAGACGGAACCACGCCTCCAGGACAAGATCCTGGACAGGGAGTTGGACCTGGACCTACCGGACAACCTGGGGTAATTTCCCCACTAGAAGAAGGAGTCTTGCAAGAACTGCAACAGACTCAAGTTGAACTTGTTACAGAGGCATACGGAACTAAGATTCCTCAAAAGAGGGTCCCAGATTCGGATAAGCCAGAATAACAAGTTTAGGCAGACAAACTAGTAATAGTTTGGAAGCCTATTACCACCTAATAATCCGCAGGTCATCGTGGCACTAAATCGGACAACGACCTCTTAAACCTAAGGAAAAAAAGCATGTCAGAAACAACAAATATCGTAGATTCACCTGAAGCACAGGCCGCTTTTCTAGCCGATGTTCCAGTAGCAACAGATACAGTAGCAACACCAGTAAGAGAGCAAGCCTTGACAGACAAGGCTTATAGCGAAGATGATCTAAAGCGTGTACGTGAGCAGGAAAAATCAAAGCTCTATCCGCAAATAGATTCACTAAAAGAAGAACTCAATGTGCTCAAGAAAGAGCGTGAAGAACGTCTTGCCGAAGCAGCAACTCGTGCAGCAGAAGCAGAAGCAGAAGCTAAGAAAAAGGCTGAAGCAGATATGGATATTCGTCAGCTACTTGAAGCAAAAGAATTAGAGTGGGCTCAAAAGTTGGAAGTAGAACGCGGAGAACGCGAACGTGCTTTCACTCTTCTTGAGCGTGAGCGTCAATATGCGGAACTCACTGAGTATCGCACACGCCGCTTAGAAGATGAGCGTGATAACATCATGCCAGAGCTCGTAGATCTAATTTCAGGAAATACTCCTGATGAGATCGAACAAAGTATTACAGGACTGAGAGAGAGATCTTCAAGAATCCTGGAATCGGCGCAGTCTGCAATGCAGAATGCCCGTAAAGAAATGACTGGGAGTCGTGTAACAGCGCCTCCATCCGGACCGATGGACACTAATATGGAGCAAAACTCGTTTACTGCGGAGCAGATTGCCGCAATGTCGGTTACCGAATACGCAAAATACCGAGGAAAGTTGCTGGGTAAATCCGCATCTGACCGAGGCAAGGGAATCTTCGGGTAAGAAGTTACCTAAGTAATTAAACAAACTAACTAAGGAGTAAAACCGACATGGCATCAGCCGTAACGGGTACCGGTAATTTAGCCGCGGCCCCAACAGCGTACTCTGGCTCCAATAGCCAGCTTACACAAGCAATTCAGACCATCTGGTCAAAGGAAATTCTTTTCCAGTCAATGCCTATTCTTCGCTTCGAACAGTTCGCTGTTAAGAAGACAGAACTAGGAGTTGCACCAGGTCTACAGATCAACTTTATGCGTTACAACAACCTCGGCTTCGCGGGTTCACTCGTTGAAGGCGTGCGTATGCAAACTAACGCACTAACAGCACAGCAATTCTCAATCACAGTTGCAGAGCATGGCTATGCAATTGCTGTTTCAGAGCTACTACTTAACGCATCATTCGATGACGTAATGGCTTCAGCCTCACGTCTTCTTGGTCGTAACATGGCTCTATACCTAGATGGTCAGGCACGTGACACACTCATGGCCGCATCTTCAGTTATCTACGGCTACGACCGCTCAGGTCTTACAGCTGCAAATGACTGGTACGGAACAGGTACCGCTGGTACTAACCGTGCATCTCTAACTGGCGCATTTGACCTCACCACAGGTGTTGTCAAGGACGCAGTAGAAACACTTGCAACAAAGAACATCCCTCGCCTAGGTGAGACATATGTTGCATTCATTCACCCACACCAGAGCCGTAAGCTTCGTGACAACCCAGAGTTTATCGAAGTAACAAAGTACGCAGCTCCAGGTAACTTCATGCTTGGTGAAATTGGTCGTTTGTACGACACAGTCTTTATCGAGACCACACAGATCCAGAAGGTAACAAACGGTGCAGGTTCAGGATACTCTGCAGACACCGCAGTTGCTGCTGGCAGCATTGCTTACCCAACTGGCGGAGGTTACACAACCCCAGTAACAAAGACCGGTAACGGTAACAAGGATCGCTACACAGCTATCTTTATTGGTGACAATGCATTCGGTCACGCAATCTCTCTACCAGTTG